TTACCTTTTCCTGTAGTTTCTAGTATTACTCATGTAAAAACTTATGATGATGAAGATACAGCTACAACTTTTGATTCATCTAAGTATTATGTAGATTCTTCAAGAGAACCTGCAAGAATAGTATTAAGAAAGGGAGAAACATTCCCTACAGCACTAAGAGTAGCTAATGCTATAGAAGTACAGTATGTCACAGGATATTCTTCTGCTGATGCTGTACCTGAACCAATAAAATTTGCTATTTATCAGATACTTACCTTTTTATATGAACATAGAGGGGATATGTATGAGGGTAAGACATCTTTACCACCTACAGCTAAAAGGTTATTAGAACCTTATGTAGTTTATAGTGGTTTAGGTAGTTCTAAACTCATGTCTATTGGATAATGAGCAAAGTAGGTCAACTAAGACACCCAATCACACTACAAGGACAAGGCACAACTAGAGATGCAGGTGGTGGTATAAGTTCAGGGTGGTCAAATATTGCTACAATCTACGCTGATATAAGACCTAAAACAGGTAAAGAGGTGTATAAGCAAGGTAAAGTGGTAGGAAGCGTGTCACACGAGATTACAGTGCGTTATAGGACTGATATTACTAATGCAAGTCGTATTAGTTATGATAGTAAACTCTTTAATATAAGAGCCATTATAAATGTTGACGAAAGAGATAGATTTTTAAAACTTCTTTGTGAAGAAGGAGTTGCAACATGACAATAAAAAACTTATCTGCATTTAAGAAAAAGTTAAATAAAAAACTTACAGATACTAAAGTAGAAGAATACATTACACGTGGAACTATGATGGTACAAAATACTGCAAAAGAAAGTATTTTAAAAGGTGGTACAGGCAGAACATATGAAAAGTACAATCCAAGAAGAACACATGTAGCATCAGCACCAAATCAACCACCTGCAAGTGATACAGGTTTTTTAGTTAGCAATATTACCATGAATGTAAAAAAAGAAGTAAATGGTGTTGTTGTAGGTCAAGTAATATCTTCCGCACCTTATTCACAAGCACTAGAATTTGGTACAACCACTATGACTGAAAGACCGTTTATGCAACCTGCATTACAAAAAAATAAAAACAAAATAGAAGCACTTTTTAGAAAAGGAATCATAAAATGAGCATAGGTCAATTTGCTCTACAGAGTACCATATACAGCACTTTATCTAGTGATAATACACTTACATCAACTTTAGGTGCAGGAGTCTTTGACGAGGTCTTAGAGGGTGCTACGTACCCTTTTGTATCATTAGGAGAAGAAACAACCATAGATTATGGAACTAAGAATGAAGATGGTGGGGAAACAACCATAAATATACATATATGGTCACAATATAAAGGTGCTAAAGAAACAAAGGAAATTATGGACAGAATCCATACTTTATTGCATGATAGTAGTTTAAGTGTGTCAGGTTTTAATCTAGTTAACCTCAGATTTGAATACAGTGATATACTAAGAGACCCAGATGGTGTGACAAGACATGGTGTCATGAGATTCCGTGCAATAATATTAGGAACAAGCTAATTTTATAGGAGAAAATTATGGCGGCACAAAAAGGTAAAGAGGTCTTAATAAAAATATGGGATGGTAGCGATAGTTACGATATCATTGGTGGTTTAAGATCATCTTCAATTACATTAAATGACGAATCTGTTGATGTAACTACTAAAGATAGCAGTGGATATAGAACATTATTAGCAGGTGGTGGTGTTAACAGTATTAGTATTAGTGGCTCAGGAGTTTTTACTGATTCTACAACTGAAGGTCTACTTAAAGATGCTTATTTAGGTCAATTACAATTTCAAGCAGATGGTACAACATCTAATACACCAGCTTTTACTGATTTTGAATTTTTTATACCTAATTTCTTTAAATTTACAGGTGCATTTCAAATCACATCATTAGAATATGCAGGTGAATACAACGGAGAAGCTACATATTCAATGTCTTTTGAATCAGCAGAAACTATAGTAGTATCAGCATCGTAATGTCTTGGAATAAAGTACATATTGATGTTGATGGTGAAAAGATAAATGCTTATTTAAAGCATGATGAATCACAATTAGAAGTTAAAAATATTATTAACATTGGTGATACCATTCAAGTTAAAAATAAAGAGTATAAAGTTCTATCATCATCAATAAATTTAAGAGACGATAAATTAAACATAAAACTTGCAAAAGCAAGTAAACCTAAGAAAAAGGAGAAAAAGTCAGATGACAAACAAACTAAAGGGTGAAACCACAGTAAATTTAGCAGGTAAAGATTACAAAGCTAGATTAACTGTTAATGCAATTATGCAAATTGAAGATGCTTGTAATATGGGTATTATTAAACTTGCACAAAACATGGCAGAAGGAGATATAAGACTATCTAATATTATATCTGTTCTTTTACCTGCATTAAGGGGTGGTGGTAATGACATACAACAAAAAGACGTTATTAATATTGTGCAAGAAGCAGGTATTGTAAAAGCAACTGCCGTCGTTGCTAACCTGTTAGCACAATCCTTAACTGATGATTCAGAGGAAGAAACAGACGAGGGAAAGCAAGTAGAGGGAGAATAACAAGTGACTCCCTACCCATTAAGCGTTATTTTTCAATCTGCGTGGGCATGATGGGTATGTCTCCTAATAATTTTTGGCAATCTTCTCCTAAAGAAGTTTTTATGGCTATTGATGGTTTTATGGAATTCAATGGTGCAGAAAAGAAAGAAGAACCTATGACTAAAGATAGGTTAAAAGAATTAATGGAGTTATATCCTGATGGCTAGTCCAATTGATCAATTAATTGTAGAAATAAGAGCAGAAACTGCATCTTTAAGAAAAGGTCTAAATGATGTAAATAAACGATTAGGTACTGCTAATAAAACTGCAAAAAGCTCAATGATTACTTTTTCAAATCTAAGCAAAGTATTTGCAGCTATAGGATTAGCGAAACTAGGTAGTAATGTAATTGGTACTACAAGAACATTTGAAGATTTAGATGCTACTTTACGTGCTATAACTGGTAGTGCTAAAGCGGCAGATGCATCTTTTGCCTTAATTCGTAAATTTACAGCAACAACAACATTCCAATTAGAAAACGTTACAGAAGGATTCATAACTCTTTTTAATGCAGGTATAGAACCATCAGCAAGAAATTTAACTGCTTTTGGTAATGTAGCAGCAGCTTTTAATAAAGATATAACACAAATATCAAGAGCAATATTTAATGCTACAACTGGTGAAATGGAAATGTTGAAACAGTTTGGTATTAAAGCAAAACAGAATCAGGATACTATAGATGTAACTTTTAAAGGTACTACAACCACAATAGAAAAAAGTGCAGAAGCTATAACTGAATTTGTAAGAGATATTGGGGAAACTGTTTTTCCAACAGCATTACAAGAAAGAGCAGAAACCTTATCAGGTGCTATATCAAATATGCAGGATAGTTTTTCAGAGTTCTTTTTTGCTATTGGTGAGGGTGGTTTAAAAGATGTAATGACTGAATTAGCACTATCTACAAAAAGTATGTTGGATAGTGCAAGACCATTAGCTAATCAAGTAGGTGGTGCTTTAAAAATTGCATTTGAAAAAACAAAAGAAGCTGTAGCTTTGTTAAAAGAAAACTTTGACAAATTAATTGTAGCTATAGCTATATTCACTGCATTAAATGTAGCAGTAAAAATGACACAACTAGCAATTGCGGCAGTAAAAGCCGCTAAAGCACTAAGAAGCGTTGGTTTAGCTGTGTTTTTATTAAATTCAAGATTATTAAAAAATAAAGCAGTATTAGCTTTAGTAACAGCAGTTATGTTAGGCATAGGTACTTCTAGTGATATATTAGGCAAACAGTTTGATGAACTAGCAGAAAATATAATAAATTTAACTGGGCAACTAGGAGAATTAGTAGGTATAAACTTTGAAAACTTTGATGATGGTGGGAAATCTTTAGAATCTTTAGATACAGAATTAAATAAATTGCTTGGGGATTTCAAAAAAGGAGAATCAAGTTTAGATGATTTTAATAAAGTTTTAGAACTTGCAGAAGGAAACATTAAAGCACTTGAATTAGTGTATGAAGGTTTGGGTGCAGCAGTTAGTAATGGAAAAATAACACAAGAAGAAGCTACACAAAAATTAAGAGAATTTTTAGAAACTACTGGTCCTGTAGGTAAAGCTATGGCACAAATTGGTAATGAGGTTGATGGTTTAGCATCTAGTTTTTCTGATGATCTTACAAATGCATTAATGAATGGGGAAAACGCTTTAGAATCTTTTAGATCTTTTGCACAAAACGTAGTACAAGCAGTTATATCATCATTTATGGAAATGTTAGTTATACAACCAATAGTTGATGCAATATTAGGTGCATTTAATATTTCATCTAATAAAGGTAGAGTAGGTTCAGTTGGTGGTAGTTCAGGCGGTGGTGGTGTGCCAACAAGGAATGCAGGTGGTGGTTCTGTTTATGGAAATGTACCTACAATAGTAGGAGAACGCGGTCCTGAACTTTTCGTACCTCATACTAATGGAAACATATTAAACAATATGAATACAAAGAACGCTATGGGCGGTGGTGCTACTACAGTTATAAATCAATCAATAAACTTTGCTACAGGTGTTGTTCCAACAGTAAGAGCAGAAGTGACTAAGATGCTTCCACAAATTGCTGAAGTGACTAAAGGTGCGGTACAAGAATCAGCTATGAGAGGTGGTAGCTTTAGAAGGAGTTTAGTAGGTGGCTAAAATAATAACAATGCCTAATACACCTAATTTTATTAGGAGTAATTTTAAATTAATAAGAACTATAGGTTCAGTTGCATCACCATATACAGGTAAAATAAGAACCCAAGAATATGATGGTGTTTTTTGGGAAGCCACTGTGACACTTCCACCTATGCGTAGAGATGTTGCTAAAAATTGGCAATCATTTTTATTAGAGTTAAATGGTTCAGTAAATCATTTTAAATTTGCAGACCCTGATGCTTTAACTAATCAAGGCACATATGATGCAGATGATTTAAAAGCAAAAAATAGAATTAATACAACAAACATAACACTTAGTTTTAATTCAACAACAAGTGTTATATCAGCACCAAGTGATACAACACCATTTGCTAATGCTTTAATAGGAGACTTTTTTACAGTCACAGGTGCAAATATAATAGAACCTGAAAATGTAGGTATGCATAAAATTACAAGTATAACGAATGATTATACAGTTGTAGTAGAACCTGAATCAGGTGGATTAGTGACTGAAATTAACAAAACAGCTTGTAATGTGAAATCAAATCAAAAGGGTGCTACAGGTCTTAATTTAGCATCAAACTCTAATAGTGCTACAGGTACTATAAAAAAAGGTGATTATTTACAAATAACATCTAGTTCTACAGCAGGTGCTAATCCTGTGCAATATGTAATGGTCACAGAAGATGCTACTTTAAATGTAAATGCAGGTGCAGAC